AATGAGACCATCAGTTACATTCACGAAGACCTTGTAAAGATTGTTGTCGAGCACGGTGAGCGCATTGATGCGTACATCAAGTATGATCGTGACTACATGTTCGACTACTTTGGATTCAAGACCCTGGAGAAGTCCTATCTCCTGCGCGATGCGCAGATGAAGCCGATTGAGAGACCGCAGCACATGTGGATGCGCGTGTCTCTTGCGCTCTGGGGTGGCGTCAGCTTGGAGCGTGCGTTTGAGACGTATGATCTTCTCTCACAGAAGTTCCTCACTCACGCCACTCCGACACTCTTCAATGCGGGGACGCCGCGTCAGCAGCTCTCGTCATGCTTCCTTCTCGCCATGAAGGATGACAGCATCTCGGGAATCTATAAGACTCTCGCTGATTGTGCGATCATCAGCAAGTACGCGGGTGGAATTGGTCTCCACGCGCACAATATTCGCGCCCGCGGATCACTGATCCGTGGCACGAACGGTTTGAGCAACGGTCTTGTACCGATGCTTCGTGTCTTTAACAATACGGCTCGCTATGTGGATCAGGGTGGTGGTCGTCGCAACGGCTCTTTCGCCATTTACCTTGAACCGTGGCACGCGGATGTAGAGGATTTCCTCAAGCTCAAGCTCAACACAGGCGTTGAGGAGGAGCGGGCGCGTGATCTCTTCTATTCACTCTGGATCCCTGACCTCTTCATGGAGCGCGTGGAGGCGGATGGTGAGTGGTCCTTGTTCTGCCCCGATGAGGCGCCTGGACTCTCTGATGTCTGGGGCGACGAGTTCAAGGCGCTTTATCAGCGCTATGAGAGTGAAGGACGCGCCCGCAAGGTTGTGAAGGCACAGAAGCTATGGTTTCAGGTCCTTGATACGCAGATGGAGACGGGTACGCCCTACCTCGTGTACAAGGATGCCGCGAACAAGAAGTCCAACCAGCAGAATGTGGGCACGATCAAGTCAAGCAATCTTTGTACAGAGATCCTTGAATATTCCTCTGCGGAGGAGACGGCGGTTTGTAACTTGGCGTCACTGGCTCTACCCTCGTTCTGTGCTGGTGATAATGGTGCGTTTAATTTTGATACGATGCGCACCGCGACGAAGACTGCTATTCGCAACTTGAATCGTGTTATTGATATCAACTTTTACCCGACACCCGAGACGGAGCGCAGTAACATGCGTCACCGCCCTGTCGGTCTCGGTGTGACAGGGCTCGCAGATGTCTTTGCTATGGCTGGACTCCCGTGGGAATCCGAGGCTGCTCTACGACTGAATCAGCTCATCTTTGAGCACATGTACTACGCCGCGATTGAAGCGAGCTGCGAACTTGCGGATGAGCAGGGTCCCTATTCGTCATTCGCAGGATCACCTGCGAGCAAGGGACTTCTCCAGCCAGACATGTGGAATGTCAAGCCAATCACGGAGCTCGATGGCTCACTGGACTGGGCTGCTCTAAGGGTCCGTGCTTCAAAGGGTCTGCGTAACTCTCTGCTCATTGCGCCGATGCCGACGGCATCCACAAGCCAGATCCTCGGGTACAACGAGTGCTTTGAGCCGTTCACGAGCAACCTCTACACTCGTCGCACACTTGCGGGCGAGTTCATCATCATCAACAAGTATCTCATGAAGGATCTCATGAAGCTTGGACTCTGGAGTGAACAGCTGAAACAGGAGATTGTGGCACGAAATGGCAGCATCCAGGGTATCTCTGTAATCCCTGAGGAACTACAGCTTGTGTACAAGACATCATGGGAACTCAAGCAGCGCACACTGATTGACATGGCAGCTGCTCGTGGCGCATTTATCTGCCAGAGCCAGAGTCTAAATCTGTTCGTGGCGGACCCGACGTACAGCAAGCTTACGAGCATGCACTTCTATGCCTGGAAGTGTGGACTGAAGACAGGATGCTACTACCTGAGGACGAAGGCGCCTGTTGCTGCGCAGAAGTTCACGATTGACCCGCGCCTCCTCTCGGCGGTTCAAAACGGTGGAAACACGAATACTGTACATGAGGACGACAAGGACTCCTATGAGTCGGACTCGGATGATGATTCGGATGATGAGAAGACGCCTGTTCCTGTTGCGCTTGTTGCGCCTGTTGCGCCTAAAGCGGCAACAGCGGCAACAGTGACAACAAAGGAGGAGCGCGCTGCTCTTCTAGAGAAGCTAGCCAAGGAGTACGACGAGGCTCAGGGTGAAGGTTGTCTCATGTGTTCATCTTAACAAATTAAAACGAAACAACTAGTAAGAGATGTCAACTCCTCAAAAGAGAAAACAACAAATTGAACAAAAAATAAGAGAAACTGAGGATATCCTTGGGAGTGAAGCTGATAAAATTCCCGACCGCATCTATTCGGCGTTAGAGGGCATGTCTTCACTAGCACTCGCATGGAAACAACATGGTGGAGCAAGCGGTTGGTCACAAACTCTTGTAGATAATGATGGAAACCAACTTTTTTCTGAATCAGAGTCTGATCTTATTGAGACAGGGGCAGAGAAGGCACGTCCTTTTTTGGATTCTTTTTTACACGAAGGACAGACTGGTGGGGCTACTGGGGCTTTGCCCACTGGTCCCGCTATGCCACAGATGCCACAAATGGGAATGAATCCTGAAGATGTAAGCATCGACAAAATGTATTATGGTCTCTTATCCAAGCTGGATTCTTATGATACACAGTGGCGTGATATTGTAAATAATCTCGGTGTAATCAAGACTTTCAATGAGACAGATCAAGTTGGCGTCATTCCTTTTGTCCCGCCCATTCCGTATATGATTCCCGCAAAGTTGAAGTTTCCTATCATCAATACGATCTTAGAACTCTTGCGTATCATGGTCTCTAGTCCTTTTCTTGATATGCCAAACTTTCGTGTTCTCTTATCCTTTGGGATTGCGATTCTTGATTTGGTGCGCGGTGAATGGAAGCATGCTGTTCTCAGTCTATTTGGTGCGTATAGCATGAATGCGATGTACATCGGTATTATTGGTAAAATCATACGTGACGCTTGGCTACTCATAGCGCCCGATCTTCGCACGGATCTCACAGATGCTATCTTTAAGAGTACAAAGTCTTTCGTTGCGGGATTTATTCTGTGGGCATTCGGTACATTTGCGCCTGGATCTATGCAGAAAATAATTCAGACTGCGCTTGATAAGGCAGCTGAACAGGTAGAAAATTTCAATAAACAGATTGAAGATCTCGAGGCGAAAGTTGGAGATGTATCTAAGACAGCAGGTATAACTGTAAGCTTCAAGCGTGTACCTGAAGGAATGGTTCCATCGTTGGATGACATACAACGTCTTCAAACGATAGCGCGTGTTCCGGCTATTTTTTGCTCAGATGAATTCCAGAAAATCATTGAGCCGCTTCTTCTCATTCCTCCGTTGCGTCTAGCGCTTGAATTGTTTAACATTCCTACAATTCCGGAAACGAAAGAGAAAATGTGTAGTGGTGTTCCAAAGGGATCTATTGCGGATACGGTTGGAGATGCGGCGGATCCTGACGTGGGGATCATACCTGGTGGTCCCGCAGATCAGGCACAAAAAGCAGCTTCACAAGTTCAAGAGGCAGCTGGACAAGTTCAAGAGGCAGTCGCAGATGCCCAAAAACAGGTTGAAGGTGCCGCATCTTTCTTAGAAAATCCTAAAAAGCCGCAAATCCCTACCCAGGCAATTGGTAGTATGGTCGGCGGAAAAAAAAGTCGCACTCGTAAAAATAAAAAGAGCACCAAGTAGAAACAAATGTTCGGTCCTTTCTTCCTTCCCACTCTCTTATTCGTAGTTTTGTCTCCCGGTGTTCTAGTCACCCTACCGCCCAGAGGTAAGCCCATGGTTGTGCTCGCCGTCCACGCCGTCCTCTTTGCTATCCTCTTCACGGTTCTGCGCCAGTACCGCGTCTTCGAGGGCTTCGTTGATGCCAGCGGTAACGTAATGAACTTCGCCGACCTTGCTCTCCCCAAGGCTGGCTTCAAGAACAAGGCTGGCTTCATGGACATGTGCCCTGATGGCAAGCCGAAGGTCAACGGTGTCTGCGCCCAGTAAATTACTCGGCTTCTTCTTCAACAGTGACTCCAGCGAGTCCGTGAATATACTGTAAATACTCCCTGGGAAATGCCCAAAAACAACCAGGCTTCGCATCATCCGATGGAATGCGGCGCCCGCTTGTATTTTTCCGATGGCTAAACGCCACAATCATTTGCTGTGGTGGCAGTTCCAAGCACTGTGACTCACGCCCCTGTAAAAAGAACTCACCCTCACCAATGGAATCTGCCGCGTTAAAATTGCGCTCAGTCCAGAAATCCTTGTAAAATGCCAGCGTTGCCTCCGAAATACGCTTCGAGAATCCGAGTGCGAACGGCGGAGTATTAACAGCACTGACACCGCGAATCAGATCATAACACGCAATGGTTGTACAGGCGACAGCTTTCGGCTGCCAAGGATGCTTCGTGAGCCATGCAACACGCCGCCTGAAGGATGTCTCAGGGTAATGATCATCGTCGTCCATGAACAAGATAATGTTGTTGGACGCACGAGCCACACCCATATTCCTCTTCTCCGCAATGGGTGTCTTGTTACCAATGGGGCAATAAATGAGCTGAAGAGGGGCTGACTGCATACCGACCTGGACAACGCGGTCGCTGGCATCCTCATTCGGATCATCACTGTCCTCAACAACGATCCACTCAATCTTATCCTTCGGGTAGTCGCTCAACATGATGTTGTGACAGGCAAGATCAAAGAATCGGCGGCGGTTGTACAGAAGAGTTATCACGCTAATGGGCGGGCACTCTTCCGGCAGAAGAACGGGAGGCAGTTGCGGTGCCGCCGCGGTATTCTCAGCCTTCTCATCCAGTTCCTTCCAAACATCCAAACCTCTTCCCCAAAGTTTCAGACAATTCTCTCGCTGCCTCACAGCCATTTCCTTTTGGAATTTTCTACAAAGTTCCAAATCTGTGGAAAGGAATTCCTGAACAGCCGCATCCAATTGCTTTTCCAGATTTTGAGTTTCCTGGAAAACGGACCGCGTAGCCAAGCCATCCACCGTTGTCGGAGTCTCAATCCAAGAAACAAAGGAAGTATCCGTATACTTTTCCTTGTAGATCGGGAGTGAGTTCATAAGAAGAAATGCTCCCGCCGCCTCAGCCTCCGCCGTGGCATAACTGAATGCCTCAGCCTCACTTACACAGACCTGCGCAGGGAAAAAGGCTGTCAGTTTCTTCTTATTTTCATCAGTTATGTTGCCAGTTCTGAATGTAACATTCGGTGCGAATGTTGCGCCCGACAGATCAATCGGATCAACAGAGAAAACGAAGAGAGGAGGATAGGTCGCCTTCCAGTGCGGTGCGAGCCACTGGACAGCATGACGCTTGTTCTTGCTACCGCCCACAAACCAAGCAAAGCCGTCACTGTGTCGCATTGACTCAGGGTGAGCAGTAATCTGAGGCGGGGCAGCAGGTAATGACCAAGGCAAACAGGTCACAGACTTCGTCGGAAAGCGCGCCTGAAGCCTCTTCTGTGACTCACTGTCGCGGACAAAATAGTAGTCAATTCGATCACTGTAGCTATCCCACTCCTCTGAATACCATTCCGGATTGACAAGAAGACAATTTACAGAAGCCCACGGCATCATCGTACCAACAGGAACTTCTATGTGAATGGCAATCTCACAGCGAACAGGTGGCTCGAGAGGATCTCTCACTGAAACTTTGTATCCCATACCTGCTGCAGCAATAGTCGACTTGAACTGCTCAACATCCTTGGTAAGCCCAAACGTATTTGACTTATTGTACAAAAGTACAACATCGATTGTTCTCCGAGAAGGCATCTCCATATAGAATAGGGTTGCCGTTTAGGCATTATGGATTCTTACAAATGGATGGAAACAATGAAAGGCGCGAGATGGACCGATCTAGTAAAAAAAGAGCAGGCTCTGACTGCGGCGGCTGTCTCAGAGGTTGCACCCCTAGCAAAAACAATTGAGCGAGAGCTAATCAATCAAGCTAAGAAGGAGAAAAAACATGCTTTTATGTACTATAACTACAAGGTTAGACCAACAAATACATTACATTATGAATGGCAAGGACCTTCAGGTACACTACATGGTTGTGCGGATCTGGATGCCACAGGCGATGGTATCTGGTATGTGGAAGATGAGGGTCAAGGAGCGGAAGTCTACATGTTAAAGCACGAAGGTCTTTATGGTGCGTGGACCTATGAAAAACCCGTTGGACCGTTCGTAGCAGTACTCGGTGACAGAGTCTATTGTATTGAATCCAAAAATGACTTATGGTATTACCGGCTGATCTCACTTGACTCAGCCACAGGTAAAGATCGACGTGTCCTCTTTGAAATGAAAGATCCAAGATGGAATTTGGCGCTCGTGAAGGCGCAAAACAAGTGTTTATGTATGCTTGGTAATAATGCTGGGGAGCAGCGGCTTTGGCATGTAAGTAACAACGGTTTGGAAGAGGTCAGTGGATACGAAAGTTTCGTTCCCGTTGGACTGTATGGCAAAGAACATCATTTTTTTGCTCGAAGACCTGGTTCAACTAAGTTTGAAGCGGTCGGATCTCGACTTCCTTCTGTACAAAGTGGTACACCCGAATACTATTCATTGCGCAATGACGTTCTTGTAACACGTTCGTATGGAAAGAAGACGATTCATAAAGGTGGCAAAACGAGAACTGTTGTCGGCGAAGTGAAACCCAATTTGTTCTTTGATTGGGCTGGTCTCGGTAGTGCGCTACATGTCAAAGAAACCGATGGCGCAATGTTTTTTACAAAGAGCAAGGATGGTACACAGGTACCCTACGTGCTTGTGAGCGGTCTTTCTAAGGTGCGTGGTCTTCTTGTTGTTGGTTATGGTGCGTATGGTCTTCCAACTGGACTGAATACAAATCGATGGCAGCCGCTTTTGCGTCGTGGCATATCGGTTTGTTTTGCGCTTGTGCGTGGAGGTGGTGATCATGATGACGCCTGGGCTGAAGCTGCGCGGCGTGACCAGAAAGTGAAATCAGTGGAAGACTTTGAAGCGGTCATTGCTGCCGCGAGCAAACGCGAAGCTGTCGTTCCTGAGCATGTAGCAATCTATGGGCGTTCAGCGGGCGGGTATTTAGTCGGCGCGACACTTTCAAGAAATCCCGATGGAAACCTCTTTGGCTCTTTGTATACGGAAGTTCCTTACCTAGATGTTCTAAGAACAACAAGCAATCCTAAGCTGCCTCTGACACAACTTGAATATGATGAATTTGGTGATCCTGTTCATAGAAAAAAGGATGCTGCGGCGATACTACGGCTCTCTCCAATAGACACTCTTCCTGAGGGCGGTGCTCCCGCGGTCTTCGTATTCTGTAGAACTGGTTTGAATGATAAGGAGGTTTTCGCCTATGAATCAGCGAAGTGGATTACTAAGCTGAAAGATCTACAAGGGACTGGTGGCAAGCAGAAACTTCTCGCAATTGGTGAGGGAGAAGGACACTTTGTCTCCGGTCGTCGTCTTTTTGAGGAGAGAGCTGAAGACTTGGCTTTACTTTTTAGTCAGATGGCGCGTAGAAAATCTAACGACCGAATATATAAAATGGCTTTGACTCGTCGCAACCGTAAGAATAACCTAGTTTCACGCAAGAACCGCAAGAACAACGTTGTTTCTCGCAAGAACCGCAAGAACAATATGATGGCTCGCAAGAACCGCAAGAACAACACCATGATGGGTGGTCGCCGGCGCAAGGGCAGCCGCAAGAATCGCAAGGCTTCTCGCAAGAACCGCAAGAACAACAACATGAACATGTAAACATGTTTTTTAAAACTTTTTAATCATCCTGTATCATACAGGTCTGATTTAATAGTTTTCTCAGAAAGAGTCGTCTATGCTCCTGTTCAGCCCCATGCTTCAGAATTCCTGCGCGGTGCTTTTCAGTTCCATAGCCTTTACAAGACAATAAGTTGTATTTATCTTCGAGATCTACATGTGTTGAAAGATAGTCTTTGACCCATTGATCATGGGCGGTCTTTGCTAAGATCGAGGCAGCAGCAATTGGCAGATAGGTTGCATCACCATCCACAACCATCACTGATTCCGCAATCTCCTTTTCTTCAAGCCAGCTTTTCTCGATCGCTAGAACACCATCTACAAGTACACGATCAGGAACAATGCTACAAGAATTGATGGCTCTCTTGAATGCTTGACGATTCGCATAAGACATGCCATTTTCGTCTATTTCTTGGGCTGACACTGAGCCAATACCATAATCGAGCGCAAGCGACTGAATGGCTGTTGCGACGTAATCTCTCTTTTTCTCGGATAGTTTTTTACTATCTTTGATTTGTGGTGCGATTTCGCGATGCTCGTCAGTCCATTCATCTTCTGGTGCCCAGATTACGGCAGCAGCATAGATAGGACCCCAGAGACAACCACGCCCTGCCTCATCAATGCCCATTTCAATTGATTGATCAGTTTGATATCTGACTTTTAACATTTTAATGATCATATAAAAAGCTATTGGAGGTCAATTTTTTAACTCGTTAAAAAGAAGATGAAGGCTGCCTTTACATATACGGCAATTGGCATTTTAATTGTAGTCGTTTTGATTCAAATCTACTACATGAATGAAAGTTACCAGGATGCGTCAGGGAATGTAATGGATGGATCAGGAAACATGGTAACGTTGTCACTCAGTGATCTTTTTAATGCCATGCGCTTCAATGCTGGGTTTGGTGCGTCACCGAGTAGCGGTAAGAGTTATGATGATCTTCGTAATGATCTATATAAAATGAACAATAAGCCGGTCGATAAGCCTGCTGATAAGCCTGCTGATAAATCAAAAACAGCACCGACCTCAGGCACATGGACCGGCTCAGGTACTTGGTCAGGACCTTCTGGTGCTTCTGGTTCTGCGAGCGCTACAGGTAATATGAGCCAACTCATTGTTGATCGTTCTACAACGCAGCCTCCTCTGCCGATTCCTGGTGCGTGCGATGCTGGATCTGGCGGTGGCTCTTGCTCTAGCGGTGGTTGCTCTAGCGGCTCCTGTTCTGGTGGTAATGATGGGGGGTGCAGCGGCTACGATAATATGAGCGGCGGTGGTGCGCCTTTCAATATGAATGAGTACATACGCAAAGATTCAATCCCCTGCTATGGATGTACTTTACCGCAATAAATTACCCTCATAACGGTAGATGAAGGGATACATATTCCTACTAGCTGTAATCGTCCTTTTAGTTGTAGCCTACAACTACAAGGTAGAAGGATTCAAAACAGAGATCGTCATTCCAAATAACATACCTCAACCTAAATCTGTAGATGTCTCATCTCCGGATCCATACATGGAGCCTGCTGAAAAGCAATATGGACCGCCAGTTGGTGACATTGCGAAAGTCAATAGTCTTCCTTACAGAGACCCTGCGCAGGAAAAGACAAACTACAAGAACTTGGCTGAACTGAAGGAATCTCTCTCTGGTTTTATTAATTATGAGGCAAAAGGTCTTCAGGAAAACTCCGATCCCGCTATTCAACTTCCTCTATCAACACTTCGCAGCGACTACCAGCGTGTAAGTGACGAGGTTGATGTGCTCAAGAGAAATCCTGGTATTGAAGCTGACATGACAATTGATAGCGCAAATCAAATACGTGCGAATCTCGGATATTTACAAAAGAAGTACCGTCTTTCTGTAAATTCTGACATCGGTGAAATCGAAGGATTTGAAGATGCTCCTAGTGCTCGTGCTACACTTCAAGATCTCAAGGATGCGCTCTCAAAGATAAAGGGAGAGATTCTTCGCATGTCAGTGAGTGGTACAACAGATCCTATTCTGAATGCTCGTGTGAATGTACTGACGAAAATGTCTCAGAAAGTCCAGGGTATCATTGACGATGTAAATAAAGGCGCTAGAACTCCTGATCAGATCCCTGTCATGAAGAGTGATCTGAAGGATTTTCTTTCTAAATCAAGTGACGTATCAAGCCCAGTCAGCAATTTTGTAAATGAAAATAGCTTACCGCCTACACTTGCTAACTTGTTTCCTGCCTATCAAGCGGGTGATATCTCAGGCGCGAAGATTACACAGTACCTCTTTGATAAGTATGCAGACACGGTTGTCAAGGGTCTTTCCTGGAGCGTTGGACTGAAATATACATCTCCGAATGAGGCTGCTGCGGGTGCGGGTACAAGTATTTCAGGCACGGGGCTTGATGGTGCCTTTGAATCCATTACCGATGCCATCGGCTCTACAGATCTTATGCCCGATGCTGTTCCTATCAACAGGAATAAGAAGAAAAATAAGACAAATGACTTCTCATCCCCCTCCAACTTTGCCCGCGGTGAATTTGAAACCACGACAAATCCATCTTCCCGGACTTCTGGCTATGATTGGAAGGAGAAGTCTGCCAAGATCTGCGAGGCGATCCGAAGCAGAGGATTGAATCCTGGTGACTTTGGCTGCCTGGAATCAGCCTCTTCGGTTGGAAGCGACTATTCTTGGCGTGGAAACGCACGAATGGTATGTACCCGACTCCAAGCGAGTTATGACCCTGGTCTTCCAGAGTATTGCGGCTGCCCTCCCATGGAATGGGCTGGCTGGCGGTCATAATTAGATTCCTATAATAGAGAAGTGCTATGCGCGCAAATGTTTTTACATTAATAATTGTTGCTGCCATTATCTTTCTTGTAGGATACTGGTCAGGAAGCGCCACAAAAGAGGGATTTGAAGGTGGAATGGCGCCCCGTTGCTCAAACTGTAGAAAGACGTGCCCCTGCCCGTGCGGTGCCAATTCTCGCCCCAGCTGCCCGCCCTGCAGAGAACCCGACCTCAGCAAGTATGTACTCAAGAGCACAATCCCGCCTCCACCCCAGTGCCCTGACATGAGCCAGTACATGTTGAAGACTGAGTGCCCGCCATCAGCGGATCTCAGCAAGTATGTGCTCAAGAGCAGCATCCCGAAACAGCAGCCTTTGATCATTGACAATAGCTCCTGTAAGAAGGAGTGCGGTGAGTGCCCCCCCTGCCCTCGCCCTCGTTGCCCTGATGTAATGTGCCCTCCTGCTCCTAAATGCCCGCCTCCGGCGCCGTGCCCGCGTCCTGTCTGCCCGCCGCCTGCGACAAAGGTCAAGTGCGTCGCGGAGGAGCCGACGAACCAGAATGTGCGTCCGTTCCTCGCTCCTCTGTCATTCAGTGGATTTGGAACAAGCTAAACAATATTTATAATACTCTTTTGTTAAGAACTATTAATCTTAACAAAAAGTAAGAAGGACTATGGATACACGATATTGGGGTCCATCTGGGTGGAGTTTACTTCATCTAGTTGCTGCTACAAAAACCAAAAACGAAGTGGTAGAATTTTTGGAAACACTTCCCTATGTGCTTCCGTGTAAATTCTGCCGTGCGAGCTTGAGCAAATATTACAAAGAACTTCCTTTATCTGGCATAGATCATCTAGATCGTTGGATGTATCAAATTCACAATAAAGTGAATGGAAAGCTCAGAAAACAGGGGCAGGCAATCCCGCCGAATCCGCCATTTTCAAAAGTCCAGAAGATTTACCAGGAAAAGTTTGAGAGTGGATGTACACGCACAGATTTTCCTGGCTGGGAATTTCTCTTTTCCATTGCGAAATGCCACCCGCTCTCTGGAGAGAAGAGTACACCCATTCAAGATGCACCGCCACTCGAAACTCTGAAAACGGATTTGGAGAAGAATGAGTGGAATGTCTTGGAGCCGGAAAAGCGGTATACGTACTGGGTACGATTCTGGAAAGCTTTACCCAATGCACTACCTTTTCAAGAATGGCGTAGTTCATGGGAGACGCATGGTCTCAAGGCTGAGAGGACAAGTAAGGAGATGGTCAGATCTTTGTGGCGGTTGCGCTGTGCGTTCGAGAATGACCTGGAACTCTTGAATAAGACAACCTACAGCAGTCTGTGTAGAGATTTGTCATTACATAAGAGTGGTTGTAGCAAGAAGCTGCGAGCGAAGACGTGTAGGCGACTGCGAAGCGCAAGTGGCGGCGTTAGGAAAACCACGAGAAAAAACAGCTTAAGATAGAGATGGAACTGAAGTTCTCGTGGTTCATACTTATCATATTATTTCTCGCATGTCTCCACTACATTTCATTGGTGACATACGATCTAATGGAAAAAAGACACACAACACTTACGGTAGAGGGGTTTGACGACAAGATCATCGTAGCAAAAGAGGGAAATGAGACATACTTGGATAATGATGAACTCTACGATTCATTTTATGCCTCTGTGTATGATCAGCTTGTACAAAGTTCAGTGAGAACACAGGCTGAAATTGGTCTCATTCTCCACGTCTGGACAGCTGGAGGAAACTCCATTGAAAAGATGACGATCCTCGATGTTGGGTGTGGCACAGGTATTGCTGCCGCAGCCTTCGCAAAGATGAACGCAGGTCATGTAATCGGTATTGATAAATCAAAGGCGATGATTGAGCGGGCTCGCACAGTGACAATACCTTCCGCAATGATTACAGATGAACAAAAAAAGCGAATTGATTTAAAAGAAGCAGATGTCTTGAATCCCAGCGCATTCGGTGGTGCCGAGATTACGCACGCAACGATGTTCTATTTCACAGTCTACTACTTGAAAGACATGGAGGCGGCGTTCAGAAACCTGTACCTCTGGGTAAAACCTGGTGGAAAACTCGCCATCGAAGTCGTCAATAAGCACAAGTTCGATCCTATGCTCGAATCCGCCGCGCCCTGGATGGCATTTTCTCTCCAAAAGTATTCCAAGGAACGTGTAACAAAGAGCAAAGTGACGTTCAATAAGTTTGAATACGAGGCACACTTTGATCTGGAAGATCCAAGCGCGGAATTTAGAGAGACGTTCCGTTTCAAGGATGGAAAAGTCAGACGGCAGCGCCATCGCCTCCAGATGCCAGATATCAAGGAAATCGTGAAGACCGCGCAGATCGCTGGGTGGAAATATGATAACAATATTGATCTGACGCCGATTGGATTTGAATATGCCTATATGTTGATGTTTACGCATCCTTAGAATCTAAAAAGATGCGATCTAGATAGAAGAGATTTCTTCATGCATAGGTCAACTGGAGATATTCTCAATGTATTTCAGCCTGGACTCATTCGAGGGGCTGCAAAGTTGGAACATGCACCTCATAAACGATACTTTTATGTAGAACATCCCTCAGAAGGATGGAGAGTCTATTTGCGCAGTGTCGGTTTTCTACATGCGGCGGGCGCTCGTTTTGATAAAAGTCGCTTTCTCGTTGTGAAGAGAACAGGTGGTGAGAATGAAAATAAGTCGTGGGAACCGCCGAAAGGACAGATGGAAGGAAAGGATGTGGGTAAGAGCCGCGCCGCCGTCATAAAGCTTTTGGAGGAGAATTGTCGGCGGGAAGTGGATGAAGAGGCAAAAGTATCAAAAATTGTGTCACTTCAGCATACGGGTCTAGTTTTACAGAGCCGAGAACCAGATTACCCTGAAAATACGTTTTTTCAGTATCATGTCTTCAGAGGATTCGTGCCGCCTGTAGAACTACAAAAAGCATTCGATGAATTCGCCTGGATTAAAGAGCACCCAGATGCATTTGCCCGCTTCAAATCGGATCGCAGAGAAAAAGATGACATTACGTGGTTTGATCCGAAGGAGACGAAACTTATGGGGAAATGGTCACCTACGCTTGTAGCTATGTATTTGTCAAACTAGTAGACGCGCTCAACGTTGGTGAGAAGGGGGAGGACAGAGAGAAGGTGATCCTTCACAGCGTAGACACGAGTGGCGTCGAAGAGGATGCTGGGAAAGCCAGGGGCAAGCACCTGAACACTCTCAAACGGCTCCGTGTCAGCGCTGACAAGTGAGAAGAGAGAGGCGAGATAGGCATCAAGCTCGCTTCCCGTGAAGTAGGTCTCGTGGCGTATTAGGTTATCAGAGCCACCGTCTACATAGCGGACACGGTAGTTATCGTAGTCGCTTTCATAATCATCAGACTCGCGGAAGATGGTAATTACATCATCCTCCGTCTTCTTGGTACAGCCCTTTCGCAGAAGACGAATCGTAATTGGTACAGGGGTCATATCGTTCTACTTGCTGTTTTGGGGTCGCGGCGGCTCAATTTTTACATTTTTCAGTTTTATTAAATCGCCTCGACTTTTTCAGCACGGACCGCGGTGCTCATATATTTGAGTAGATCCTTCTTATGCTTTTCCTGAAAATCAAAAGTACACTTATGTACTTCTGCTGCTCTGTGATTTGAGCAAAAGTTCTTCTCGCATTTACAAAGGAAGCCAAGAAGACCAAGCTTCTTCTTACAACCCTCGTGTTCACAGCGCTGTTTCTTTGAAGACTCCATGCTTGAGGAACTTTAGGAATTCCCACCAATCAAATTTAGAATTATGTCCTTCTGGAAGCAATCGCCAGGACCACACTGGTCACATTTTTTTGAAACGTTAGTTGCGCTCGACGGTAATCCATATGTTCTTCGAAAAGAGCCTCCTCGTTTACCAAATTTTACTTATGATCTTGTAAGTTCAGAACATTGTGAGGAGATTAGTCTTCTCTTGAAAACGCATTACCAGACATACCATGGTTCACGTGTCTCTCTCACAGCTGAACAGCTTCAAACTTTTCTGAAGGAGGGATGGATCGGCGTTTTCATACACGGTACAGGTGTAGTCTTTTCACGCCCGCTTGGAACTCTTGGATTCCTCGACAAGGTCATACGTGAAGAGGCTGGGCTCGTTGATTTCTTCTGCGTGGCAACCTCTGAGAGAAAAAAGGGAGTCGGTTCTCGTCTCTTGACTGCGCTATTTTATGAGACAAGCAAAGTGGGACGGCTTGTTCATTTATTTCAGAAGGAGGGGTATCCTCTTATTGCACTTCCTCATCTATGGACATCCACCTATTGTTGGCGGTCCGTTGATCATGTGGTAAGCCGCCGCGTGCATAAAGTCGATTCTGGGCACTTACCTCTCGGTGCTCCATGCTGGAATACTACCTTTAACGTAAAGCATACTGATATCTACGAATGCGATGGAACCTATGTAGGAATTACAAATACATTTCACACAAGTGTTCCTAGTGGTACTCCGATTGGAGAGGTGTCATGGATGTCTGGAAAACGATCGGTTGTAGCAGTTGAAACTATTATTAATGCGTGTAAATACGATCTTGTACTTATGGATTCTAACATTCCTCACGATGAATGGAAATGGAAGACCGATGCGCGATTTTGCTACTATATCTTTAATGCGCAGCCCATGCGATTTTTAGATGTTCAGCCTTCTCTTACTTTTTAGTGGTAATAACTAGAATGAAAGTACAAGGACAAGCAAAATCCTTTTTATTTTTAGCATTCATTTCTGTTCTTTTTTACATGGAATATGTAAGGCAACAGTATAATAAAAAGGAGGGATTTTCTAAGGCAAGCGATTCTGCGAAAATGACTGGAAAGATTATACTTTTTATAATTTTAGTTATTATATTCTACGGTTTTGCTGGTTTTATAGGTCAAACTTTAACTAGTGGTGGAGGAGGTGATCCAGCAATACTTCCTATTATAGGAGGTCTACTATTAGGTCCAGGTTTACTTGCATATTATTTAGCTTTTGTACTTATTAATTAAATGTACATAAGATAGAATGATGAACCCTTTCATTGCTTTTTCAATGGATGAGAGAAAGAAGATTGTTGCGAAGGACCCGAGTCTCAAGAGTGACATTGGCAAGGTCGGTAAGATGGTCGGCGAGGCGTGGCGCAAGTTGACGGATGCGGAGAAGTCAAAGTACAAGGGTCGTGCTGGCAAGAAGAGCACGCGTAAAGCGAAGAAGGAGCGCAAGGAGGAGGTCGAGGAAGGAGGCGCTCCTGCAGGGCGCAAGGAGAAGCGCAAGGGAACGCGTAGAGCACTCTCCGGATACATGAAGTTCGTAAAAGCCGAGCGCAAGAATGTAATGAGCGCGAATCCCAAGATGGCGTTCGGTGATGTCGGCAAGGAACTCGGCAAGCGGTGGCGTGCTTTATCGGATGCGGACAAGAAGCGTTTTGCGTAAATAAAGTTTATCAATACAATTACGTGTTATTTTGTAAAATAACGCACAATAGTATTTTAAAGTTTCTAGACGAATGCTGTGCCTGGCGCGGACGCAATGACACGAACACCGACCTGATATCTGGCTTCGCAGGTCTTGTAATAATTGAAGAGAAGATCACGAGCCGTGTCTGCAATCGCGTTGACTGTAGGTAGACCACCCTTGACAATATTTGGATTCAGAGTTACAGGCGCACCCTTTTCAAGCACAAAGAGTTGTTTTAACAGTTTTACAACTTCAGCGGTGTGACTTATCTGTAAGAGAAGCATCTCGCGCACCTGCTCTCTCAACTTGCCAATTGCGCCTTTATCCTGTACAAGAACAAGTCGCCCTTTTCTCTCCTTCGGGTCGCAGTACTCTTTTGAGGAGCGATCTGTAATTGAATCTATCTTTGTACCTACTGGATTCAAAAACACTTGTGCCATAAGTTTATTGAGAGCCTGATATTTCGGCTGCGTCTCCGCTGAAACAATTGGCGTAATCTGTTGTAACTTGTCATAGAAGAGCTGGTTAAGAACAAAGAGACCCTTTTCTTTGAGAATCGGCTGACCGAGTCCTGGCAGTGTGCCTGAACTCGACATGAATTTCTCCTTACAGATGCTGCTATAAATTGCTGGTGGTACACTCTTTTCTAGTGCTTGGCTTGATACGAGCTGTATGGCTCTCGCAACACAGTGCGCCTTTGAGTACTTTCTGTCTGTGAACATGGACCAGAGATCTGCTGTTTGTAGTGATGGAGAAACCTTCTTTTCACCCAATATTAAAATACGTTTTTTTTCATCCATAGATAATTTATCTTCACCCTTTGCTTCAAGGTCAGAATCTTCTGTTGCTAAACCACCTGCGCTTTTTATGATATCAATTACCTTTCTTTCAATGGCAGCAGGTATAGGTAGACCATTCCATTTGTACTCGGATTCAATGCCCGATCCCTTAGTGAAAACAATGGCAGTTGATTCAGGAGTAGACCTTAGACCCTTAAAATCACTGAAATAGAAGCCATATGTTTTCTCGCGTTGGGCAATTCGTAAATTAAATACAACTCTGGGATTTTTTTTCTGCTTTGGCTTTCTGGGAAGTTCCATCGTAAGTTTCGCAGTAATAGACTCAGCAAACATATTTATATTTTTGTCAAAATAGATGGCATAGGTAGTTCCATCAAACTTATAATATTCTTCTGCTGCAGTCGGTGAGAGATATCTACGAAGAATGTCAAAGGGCTCTGGAAGTAAATCATCGGCGCGGAGTTTACCGCCTTCTTGAACTGTGTCTTGGATAGCGCCAGTGCCAGTGCCATAAGCGCCACCTAGTTGCTGGTAATACAATGGATCCACATCTAAGATTGTCAAAGCAAGAGCCCCATAGATTTGGAAAATACGAATGTAAAACATCGCTATTGTTACACAGACCACATAGGTAGTGGAATCATCGCGTATTTCTCCCTTACATCTTCCCTTAATATCATCTATTTTCTGAAAATAGACGAACCCATCATCTCCTCTCACAGGATTAATCTTATATTTTTTAAATGATGTCTGAAGTGCCTTCGCTGTCAAAAAAATCATCTCACTACACTTGCCAGGTTGCGCCATAATGAGCATATCTTTCATATTCATTTGACCCGCCATGTAAAAAAATGCGTGTTCGATGAAATATTTTCCATCGCTCGTTGCCTTTAACATTTCTTCGCGTGTGGGTATTGTTGTTGGTCTGGAAGCGAAACCTCCCATTCTCTACTTAGGAGTCCATAAAGAATCTTTTGCTACTTCGAGCCGTTTCAGGCACTTTTGTAGAGTCCCCTCACTTACATTACAAACCGACGCAATGCGCTCAAGTGGAATGTCCTGATATCCTGTCCGCTGGAGAACAAAGGCGATTGTACCTGCAGCAAGTGAAGGCGGCATGTTTTCGGGGCTTACAAGTAATTCCTCCGCTCGATTCGCAACGAGGACAGCCTGTGCTTGAATATCCGAATACTGTGAACGTGAAATCGGAAGCTTGCTCATTGGGTGCGTGATGTAATTTGATGCTCGTGTACTCGGCGCTGATGCCGGAGCAAGTTCATTTGAAATTAAACCACGCTGTTTCGCCATTGCGAGAACCTCCTGGAAGTACTTGTATGCCTTTGTAAATTGTGCCGTCGTCAAGTGAAACATGTCAGCAATCTCTTTCGGTTTTCTCGGCTCACCCACAATCTTGAGCGCAGCGTAGACTGAGCTGGCAACAACGCAATTTCTGGACATACCACGTCTGTCACAGTGTTCTACAAGCTGAATATAGAGTTGTTTAGCTGTATCAATTGCCTTTCCATTAATGCCATTATTTACAGATGCGAGAGCAAATTGCTCAAAGACTTGAAGAAGAGATCGCTCCTTATACGGAATCATATTCCAGGTATGATACCTGCGTATACGATTCATTGCACGAGCATTCGAAGCATTCCCTCCTTGTGATTTAAGTAGAATAATTGTGCCGAGATTGGATGAGGGAAAACGAACATCAGTGGGCGCGCCTACGCGGCAAGGATCGTTTCCGCTACGGTCTTCAGCCGAAAAGAACCTGTATTCTGCACTTTGATCAATTTCTGTGTCGAGGACTTCGCCACATTTCTTACAGACTGAAGAGTCTTCGACATGCCATTCTTCCTGTGTAGATTCACAGACTGGGCATCTCACTTCATCCTTTAGAATAGGCTCTTTTGACGCTGAAAACCACTCCAGTTCTTTGTCCGTATATGTTTTCCTTTCATTCACGGGACCAAGAGCAGCAAATAGCACGCTCATTTTACTCTTGAGTCGTCTGATTCTTTCCTTCAATTTTCTACGTGCCAGTCCGTGGTTCTCAAAAGTCTAAGTGAAATCTGCTCCGTTTTGATCCACTCACTGTCATCGTGAACGGTATGAATATACTTGAGTCCAGGAACAACATAGTATATGTAGCCTCCAATAACCATTTCCTTTGCGAGAAGAAGAGAATCTGTTGCGCGGATCTGCTGTTCATCGGCTTCTGGATTAAAACACGAAAGGACATCTTTGTGCGCCGTCCAATTTCCATCATTTAAGAGAAAATTCCAATTATGCTTCTGTAGAATTTCATTCCAGTTTTCTTTCGTAATCTTATATCCAGCAAAATGGCGTGTATGAATCATGGATATACCTGTTTTCTTTTGTAGATGAATGATATCGGAGGCGGCGAAGACAATTTTAGTGTTATTTTCCTTCTTTATCCAATATGTGAGAGTTTCAAAGAAATCTTCAGAAAAAAGATTATCCGAGTCGATCACGGAGACCCACTCAGCACCATTTGCTGCGGCTATCTCTAGGCACTTTCTCTTATTATGGTACATGCCGAGCTGTTTCTCATTTACATGAAGCACCAGTTTGGGGTTCGAGGAAAAACGGCTTGCCTTAATTGCTGCTACGTCTTCGCCGGTCTCATCACAGATAATCACCTTTTGTATAAGATCATTCTCAAGATATGGACCGAGTGCTTTTTCTAAAAATGTCCATCTGCGCCATGTAGGAATTGCTACTGTAAGGTTTACCATTGATTGAATTTATAGAAATAACTTTAGGTTTAATAGAATGGCGACGGATCCTACAAAACTAGGAAATGAAACAAGGACATCTGTTCTACCGAGCTCATCGGTAGGAATGGATGTTGATCTTATGGGACCCTCCTATGATTACAGTGGAGAGCTGCCTACGCCTGGAAATGTTGGAGTTCGCAAGGGAGATTCGCTTGAGTCTGTCATCAATGCCGTGAAGGGTGTAGCATACTATTCTGATATGATTGGATTTGGCGAATCGAGTTCATCACTGACACGGGGAATGCCGCTTTTTCCGATGGGTGTTAATTATTTTACAAAGACGGGTGCCACCTGCTCAAACGGCGCTGAGATGTGGACCTATGTAAGTGGAATTCCTACAGGAGATTCACTGGGAAAAGCAACGAAGAATGCCCTACAGAGCGCAGGGCTCCCGGGCTTACGTGGTCTTTCACCTGGTATTATGGAAGATGCGCAGTCAGCGCTCAATCCGATGCCAGTTGTAAATACAATTCTTGGAACGGGATATGCTCGGTGTAAACAAGTGACGTTCCCCGTGGGTGATCACAAAGGTGCCTTATCTTCCTCGGCTGGCGATGTCTGGATTGCAGATAGAGGTGATATTAATCGTTCATCAGGAAGACCACAGCAGACAAAATGGGTTCTTGATTCGTGGATTTCACAGGATGATTACAATAATGAATTCAAAAACAAGAGTTTTTGCTCGGATGGTTCAGCAATTGCGAATCATCAGGGCAATGACTGTGGTAAGCCACTTGTAAGAGAGGGATTTAGACAACAGGGTGTTGAAGTGGTCGCTCCAGCGGCTACAATCTTAGTGTGCCTTGTCGCTGCGCTCTACATGCGCTATTTTTAGATACTTAGTAGTATGGCATCCGAGAGGGTAAATCTCAGAATCCGTATTCCTCTCATCTATTCATGTATGACTGAAGGTTGTACTGAACTTACAAAGGTATCTTTCTGCGAAGCGTGTTTTAAAGATATACTAAAGCCAGTGCCTAGAAAACCAAAATCTGAAGAGAAGCCATTAGCACAAAGTACTCTACGCGAAGGATTTGTAAGCATACAGCGCCGAAACTCCACCTGCGATCTGCGCGGCTGAATACGCAAGCAGCTCATTGAGTGATAGCGCGCCCTTCACATACATAGCAACAGAGACAGCCGGATTTACGTGTGCGCCACTGACTCCTCCGATCAACAAAATGATGATCACAAGAGTCGCACCAATGACAAAGGCGTTGCCTGTCGCCAGGATACTCAAGAGAAGAAGAAAAGCACCGAGAAACTCTGAAACAATGGGGAGAGTGTTCATTCTACTTGGGTGGCGAAAAATTGACAAGCGGCGTAGTTTTAAACTTGTATCAATAGACTACAGCATGTCTGCCAAACGTATTATTAAGGAACTAGCCGATCTCAAGAAGGATCCTCCTTCAAACTGCAGTGCTGGACCGGAAATAGAGACTGATATCTTTCGCTGGGAGGGGGTTATCTATGGTCCAGCTGACTCGCCGTATTCAGGTGGATTCTTCAAGCTCAAGATTCAGTTTCCCGTTGATTATCCCTTCAAGCCACCGCATGTACAATTTACCACGAAGATCTACCACCCTAATGTAAATGCTGCTGGGCTCATTTGCCTCGATATTTTAAAGAATCAGTGGTCGCCTGCGCTGACAATTAGCAAAGTACTCTTGAGCATTGGTAGCCTTATGACTGATCCGAATCCGGATGACCCACTTGTTCCGGAAATTGCTACACTTTACAAGACGAATAGGGCACAATATGAACAGGAGGCGCGGTCTTGGACTCTCCGGTATGCGACTGGTTAAGCGACTGGTTAAGCGAACAATTGAAAAAGAAAACGCGCTCAAAGAAGATGAAGTTGGCGCCTGTCCTCATAATTCTTACACTTTTTTTGGTACTTTTTTTAGTACCTTCTCAACTTATGCCTCAGGAGCCGCAATTCGCGAAAAAACTACCACTGCGTCTTCCTGAGGGATTTCAAGAACAGTATGCGGCGGCGACTCTGGATAAGCCGCGTGCTGCGTACAATGCGCTAAATGACTGGTTGCCGGAGGCGACAGCCAAATACAGTGCGATTAAGTCAGGCTGCTGTTATGAAACATCATTTCAATCACGGGTTGAAATGGTGGGTAATTACAAGCAGATGACAAACAATTATAAACATGCGTATCCGGATACGTGCTCAATTCCGTTCAAGGAATTATTGATGACGTTTTACAAGCCGCAGACACTAAATAGCAGCCTTTAACTTGTTAAAGCAGCCTGCGGCAGCCTTTGAGTTCAATCACTCTCATCCTGAATCTTACAGACATTCACTTTGACCTTCGGTGACATCGGTGTAACAGGCTCAAGGAGTTCAAGTCCCTCTTTTACTCTTGCTACATCTGTCCAAAACGCCTGCCGCCAAATGTGTGTAGATTCATACCACGCTCGATCGCGGCGAACCACCTTATTATGATACTTGTGAAGTCCCCAAGGTATTTCCTCCACAAGTGTCCACCCCTCCCGTTCAACCTGATCGTATTCATAGGCGAGAGCGCCATCTTTCTCCCACAAATAGACGGTTCCTGTAAACTTACAACCACTCAAATCAACGAGCGGCTGCCCAGGTCTCTTTGAAACAAGTTCACATTCTACATATTCACACTCATCGATATCCGCCACCTCCATTTGAATCTGCATCTGAACCCAATAATCAAACGGAATATCACCGCCCACCTTTCTTGTGTAAGGACACTTGATTTCAAGCAGACGACATACCTTGTCCCTGTGCGGAGATTTTACAATCAAGCCATCAGGACTTGCAGCCAGAAAGGAATCTGTTGCGTGAATGAGTCGCCCCATTTCCTTGATTTCACAGCTCCACTTTTTGACAAGAATCTGCTTCACAACCGGCTCAAAGCGAACACCCCAGTTCAGCGGTCCAATATCCTCTGATCTGTGAGCAAGAGCGCGAGGCGCTGATGGTGGTGGTGGATTCGCCTTTGCCTGGACGAGAGCTGCGCGACCACGTGCTGAACCGAACAAGGTAGAAAATTCGCTTGCTGTTAGGACCGTAGCTGCCTGCGCATACCAGGCAGCTGTTCTCTGCTCAACTTGTGGTCTTTCACACAGAGTTTTAATATGCGCTTCTCTCTCCTCCATCGTCTTTTTTGTCCATTCGGGATTAATAGCTTTTTCCAAAAACTGCTCGTAGGCATTATGTACAAATTCACAGAGTTTCTCTGCTTTGCGTTTTTGATGATCACTCAGTTCAGATTCATACAAACTTTGATGTAGCAAAGTGTAGGAATCCGTAAAACAATTCGTGAAAAGAGTGGGATGATCACCATAAGGTAAAATATCGGTTGAAGTTCTTACAAACTCGCACACTGGCTTGAACATTTCATGATAATCACTGAACATGTTTTCCGTTCAAGTTTTGAGGGCTTCCTATTGTATAATGCTATTAGAGTTTAGATTCCTTTTCCTTTTCCGTTGTTGCTGCGTCAGTGCCTGCCGGTCGGCGCCTGAACGTAACAGCGTTTTTCCGGTCTAGGAGCTGAAAGAGAGTCTCCCCAGCGCTGTTTCTGTGTGTAACTAGACCCTTGATCTCCTTGATCTTCTCTTCCTCCATATCGTAGACAACTGCCGTCTTGCTATTTAGCAGCTTCTTCTCAAGACTCTTGTTCAAGAGAATAAACAAATTATTCTTTTCCTGCTCGGACAAATGTTGCCGCTTAGCTTCCTCCTCACTGAAAAGACGAAGGCGATTCATACGAAGACCACGCTCCAGGCGGTGCCATGGTCTCTTGAAGGCGGAATCCGTTTCCTTTTGTAAGAAATTCATAAGCGGAGTGAAGATCGCGTTTCCGCTGATATCATCTTGAGTCCTTTTTACTGTCTTATTGCGAGTAGAACTCATCCCTTATGTATAGTATTGGTGCTATTCCTTAAGACTCAGAATATCTGAGACTAAAGATGAAGGGGTGAGAAGGGTCCCCTCAAACTGAGTCTCTAGATGCTCTGAACGAAACCATGGCTTACCCGTCTGAGCATCCAGACAAATATGAAAGGTTCTCCAGCAGTCGTCCTTTTTTGTTTCTTCCCAGGTGTAAAATGCTGCGAGATTTGTTTTTGTCGGATTTATTTTCGCATAGATCACGCCTGGACGGCTGTGGATTGTATCCACAACGAAATCGTTTTCAGTAAGAGTTGTCTCTGGGTTTTCGGTGGGGGAGAGTTCCCAGAGTGCTCTGCTTCCGAGGGCTAAGAACAGTGAGACCTTGTAGACTGTGAGTTTGTCGGTTTGCTTTTTACTCACTATGTATGGAATTAGCTTTCTAACAGCGGGGGGCATTTCTTAAAAAAGAGTGTTCAAGATAGTTTAGATAGATGCAGCCATTCCCCCTAGACTACGAGCCAGCAATTCCAATGCCTCAAATGGTCTTACGCTCAAGAAAAGAAGTTTCTACACGAGATGCTGTAAATGCTCGGCAGTTCGAGCATTGGCAGACAGACGCACCGTATTTGGATCTCAATCGTCCGGATAAGAATGGAGAGCCTGCTCATCTAGACATGAACCCTTCAGCGAGTCGGAACAGCTTGAGTAGCGACTACAGGCAAAATGCTACGTTAAAAGCCGGTGCCGATGGATTTACACAAAATCCCTATTTTGAAAACTATTCTCCTGCTCATGATTCTCGTAATGTCATACGGGAATTTCGAGCGGCTGTCTTTGAAGATAAAGAGGATCGTGGACTTGCAGAGTCGAAGCGAATTCTTACACGGGGATTTGAGAGTCAATGGGTACCGAAGGCTGTCATTGAGAAGAAGAATCTTACAACATTAAACGCCTATGAGGAGCTGAAGCCGGCATTTGATAATCCTGCTACGAATTACCGCAAGCGCTAACGCAGTCGCTAATCAAAGCTCATAACAATCGGAAGATCATGTTTCTGCATCTGTTTCGCAGACACCTGCTCTTTATTTACAATGCGGCGACGCGTCGTAGAGCGCTGCGTTGAGGTGGTCGCAGTAGACTGCTGTGTCGTGGCGGTGCTCGTTGTATTTGTCGGCGTCGTCTTTCGGATCTTCGCATTCTCACGCATCTGAGAATTCATTTCAGCCTCTACGGCTGTCGCATTGAGGCGGAGATAATCCAGAACTCCCTTTTCAAGAGCCCAACGGAAGAAGTTTAGCTTTCCAACAGTTGTTAGAAACGACGGCTGACCGGGAACCTGGAAGTAGATTCGCTCACGACGGCAAAAGGGATCAAAGAGCTTCTTGCTGTACGCCTTCAGCTGACTCTTGTAATTTGTGTAGACGAGGAACTCCTGTCCTTCAAAGATATAGGCTGTATTGTGTGTCTTGGCATAATTGGTGACGAACCAATCAATAAGACGGAGGGAGAGAGCGGACGTGCCGAGGAGAATGGGGAGAATCTCGGTGATATCCGTACGCTGCGCATAGAAGCGCTGGAGACTCTGTACAATGAGTTCCTGTTTGCAGTGGATCTTTCTACGGCGAGTTTGGGGATCGGGATCAAAACGAATCATGTTTTCTTGATTGGGGGCGAGGACTTCGGTCATCTAGTATAGAGGAAAAACGTACTATTTGCTTAGGTGTCCTCTAAATAGATGGGAGATCAGGCACCCCCGAATTTCAATCCAAGTGTAAGTTTATTGAGTGGTGGTGAAAATGCTAGAATTATGCCAGTACAGGGTGGTGGCTTCAATCCTGATGTTACATTGCTCAGTGGTGGCGAAGGGGCTATCATACAGGCAGTTAGGGGCGGCGCAAATGGTAACAACGAGAATGGTGGCGTAGAAGAAGCTTCAAAGAAACCTAGCATCTTTCAAAAAATTAAGAAGAGTGTGGGTTGGAGAAATAAGCAGACCAATAAGGGTTTGGTAGACGAACAGGAAAGTGAGAACAAGGAGGAAGAGAACAAAGAGGATCAAGATGAGGAGGAGGAAAATGAGAACGAGAATGAGGACGAAAACGAGAATGAGAATGAAAACGAAAATGAAAATGAGGAGAATGAAAATGAAGATGAGAATGAGAATGAGAATGAAGATAAAAACGAAAATGAAGATGAAGATGAAGAAGAACTTCCAGGGACATCAAGACACGAATCCAAAGATATTAAAATTCACGTCGATGGTATCAAGTTTGAAATACGTCCCTTTAATGAAGTTACGTACAATGAATGGCAAAATGGTAATTATAGTGAAGGCGAAAAGAAATTCATGGAAACCATTGAACTCACTGAAGATCTCTTACAAGAGACATTTGGTAAATTATGGATGGAAAGCGTTGCGGATTTTTTCAAGAATCTTGTAAATGCTTCTTGTTTCAAAGACTCTGTTTTATTAACAAAGAAGGAATGCGAAGATACGCGGGAATTTACAAAGAAGATTCATTTGAAGTTGTATGAAAGACTTTTGAAGAAGATGCGTGGTCCTGAACCTGAAAAGGAAGTTGAAGAGGAAAATTCAAATACTGCTAGCGTGGAGGGACAAAATGATGGTAATCGCAATGTAGAAGAAAATAACGATGGCATGGTTCAAGCCAATACAAGTCAGGAAGGCGGTCGTCGTCGCTTACCAAGCATAGGTGGTTTTAAATCTTTACATTTATAAAGATGTCTAATTCAGCTTGGAGAGAAAGTTTAAGAAGATATAATCGCTTACCATTAGCAGGACTTTATACTAATCCAGGCAATAGAAATGTGTCACAAAGACGTAGGGTAATGTTAAATCAACAACGGGCACAGAGAATTATAAATGCTAATGCAGCAAAAGCCAATGCCGCAGCAAAAGCCAACGCAGCAGCAAAAGCCAACGCCGCAGCAAAAGCTATTGCTGCGCAAAAAGCTATATGGGCGAATCAAGTCAGGGCAGCAAATGCAGCACGTCAGCGTTCTGAACAAACTCGTAAAGCAACACGTAGATTTAATCCTACATTAGAAAGCATAGCTGAATCAAATACCAATCTTCCTACTCCACTTCCGGCGCCAAATGGAGCAAGTAAAAGAGTACAAAATGCAGCACAAGTTGCTCTTCCTGAAAATCAAAATAATATCATAAGGAACCAAAGAAAAGCAGCAAGAGCAAGGAAAGAACCAAATATTTGGAATATGAATGAGGGTCGGTCTCTTTTTCAATTAGGTCCCAATGCTCGCCCGGCAATTAGACCGCCAGTTAGCCCGCCAATCGCTAGTCCGGCAATTAGTCCAAGTGGATATCCTTTTGGAGTCGTCCCATCATCTTCGCGTAGAAATAGACGCAGGCATAACACAACTCCTGGATTAGCAAGAGCCCAAGCGGCTAATTCAGCAAAACGACATGCGCGTTTTTCATCAAATGTCGACTCTAATCAGAATAAAAAGATGCCCACCCGTGAAGAGAAAAGGGCACTCCAGTTAGCACTTCAGCAGAAGCTGGCGGCGGAGGCGGCGGCGCGAGGAAATAATGCTAGAAAACAAGCCTTGCGCGAATCTAGAAAGCTAGCTAACAATGAAGCTGCGCGGCAGCGTGGAATAAGGAATGCAGGTGAGGCAGTTGCTGCTGGTTTACCGCCGATGCCTGAATTAGCGCCATTACCTACTCTACCTAGTGGACCTAGTGTACCTCTAGAGGTACCAGTGCTTCCCGGTAGAAGTAATTTAGGATTAGGACCTCCAGGATTTCTTGGTACTAAGCAGAACAACATGAGTGCTTCAGCTGCCAATCTTCCTAAAGATCCTATAGGTGGTCCTATAACGAGTTACCCTGCTGTACCACCTAGTCCTACGTTTGTTGCTGCACAGAATGCTGCGGCTGCGAAAGCTCAGGCGGAGCGTATTGCGAGCAATAACGCAGCGGAAGCCGCCGCCGCCGCTTTTGCCGCGAAACTACGTGCTTCAGGTAATCCTCCGCCCCCACCACCGCCTGGTTATCAAGGTATTTATTCAGCTACTGGAAATTCCTTAGGTCCGGCGAACAGCAATGCTCTCCAACGTGTTCGCAATCGGGGACTGCAACGTCAAGAATATCTTCTTGGTGCGGCTGAGGCTACTCGTCAAAATGCGCAAAGACGTGCTGCCGCAAATGCAGCTGCTGCTCACTTTGCTAAGGAAGCCAATAATGCAGCTGCTGCTGCCGCAAAGGCTGCTGCTGCCAATGCCGCCGCTGCCGAAGCCGCTGGTATTGCTGCTTTGCCAGCCCTCAGCGGTAATCCTTATAACACATTTAAGTGTACCCCATGCGAAGCAAATATTCTTGCAAAGATCGACACTCTACTTGACCGCTCCAAGCCTTCTACTCTCGTTAGCAATGCGCTAGCGTCAGGCAAGAAGACAATTCAGTCAGCCATTGCAGCGACTCTTTTAGGTCTCAAACTGGCGATGGAGCAAGGTACCGCCGGCGCGACTGCTGCTGGTGGAGCGGTTATTACCGCTGCTTTCAGAACTGGAAAGGCGGTATTAGATGCAGGAAAAAAGGTAGATGAAGTCGCCACGAATGCAGCGAGTGAGCTCATGAATGCTGCAAGAATTGCGAAAAATTGCGTCAAGGGTGCTTCAAAGGGTGCAAACCGGTCTGAAAGGTGCGCCGCTGCGTATGCAGCTGTACAGAAGAAGTTAAATGAATTACAAAATTTTCTCAGTCCTCCTCATCCTCCTCTCCCGTGGCCCTATACACTCACGTTCCCGAAGATAAATTACTTCACGCTCAAAAACGAAAAAAATGGAAAGACACAGTTTGAAAGAAACGTAAATCGTACTCGCGGTGCCCTCGGTAGATTCGGTAACCGTATATCTAGGGGTCTGGGTGCTTTCGGCGCTAGTTTAAAAAACGCAAGTGGTCGCGCGTCATCAGCTTTAAGCAGAGGAACACGCGGAGTTAGAAACTACCTTTCAGGGCGCATAAAGGAAAGGGCTAGAATCTTAAATTTTATAAAGCGTAGTTATTACAATAGAGGAATAAAGAAAATTGACGAATTAGCACTTGAAAGACAGGTTCGTGCACTTGTAGCCACTGGAATGTCTCCTGATGATGCTAGAACAGCCGTGATAAATACACTTGGTGGATTAAACATGGGTCCTGATGGCATGGTTACTGCTTCTAATGTATCTCTAAAAAGCAGAGCTGCCGAGGCTGAGGCAAATTTAGCTCAAGCGGCAGCAGAGGTTGCACAAAAACCGGGTCTCAACGCCGAAGCTTATGCTCCTCGTGTATATAAGCAAAGTAAAAATCAATTAGAAAGTTTTTTGGCAAATGAAACGGAGCCGCCAACTTTTGAGTACAAAGGCACAAAGGGGGCGCCTATGGGACCTCAGCCGCGAGCTAGAGTAGCGAGTATTCCTGGTCTACCACCAGTTAAAGGTGGGCGCAGCCGCAAAAATCGCAAGTCCAGCCGCAAGTCCAGCCGCAAGTCCAGCCGCAAGAACCGCAAGGGCAGCCGCCGCCATTAAATAACTAACTATAAAAACCACTAAATAAAAGCAATTCAATTGCGTTTATTTATCGGTATTCTATCTAACGTACCAGCCGCACACTGCCCGCCTTCCGCACCAGCAGATCCATGGTAAACAAAATGAAGAGACCACTCATGACAAAGAGAACCACCTCCGTTTGCGCATTCTCACTCTTCCTATTTTCCAGGTCATCTAAGCGTGCGAAAATCTTGTCCATTTTCTTCAGTAGGTCACGACTATCATCAGATGAGGGCATAACAGGAGCAGGTGCTGAAGGACGTGTTACTACCTTCGAGTAAAATGCCGTCTTTGCACCACCGCTCGTAAGCGGCTTCCAGTTGATGTTAGTATTTACATCAGCCGTCGGTAGACCCCCAGCTTTTGCGGCACCCTTCGCTGAAAAGGTCTGTGTAAAATCCGGGGTCAGCTTATATCCCGGATCATCGCCAATCACGTCAGTAAAGGAGGCAAACCCCTCCGTAGTATCATCGTCCTCTCCAGCACCAAAGAAAGCCGGCGGCTTTCCCTTTGCCAACTTCGTAGGACCCGCCACGGTGCCAGCTGACAAAGAGGAAAGGAGCTGATCGTACTCGCTTCCAGAATCCAGAAACGGCTCTGCCTGCGGAGCGTCTACCGGAGTATGTTCTCTGAGCCCCGTCTTCTCATTGACCGGCGGAACCTCAGGCATCTTAATCTGCGCAGGGCGATCGGGATCCGTGCTGTCCTGCGCTGTTAGATACGTCTGAGCCGGTCCTTTACAGCGTTTCGCCTTGCGTTTCTCTTCGCTCCTTGCGGTCGACTTTGTTTTTAAATCTGGAAATGCATCTTCAAGTGTACAAAATTCCATAGTCCTCCGGACCTCCCTGCTCTTTCTGGCAAAATGTTTTGAGCGCCTGGAGCAGAAGAAACAATGGTTGTTCAAACAGGTGGATTTCAACAAAACCTCATGGAACTTCTACAGAAATACGGTTCGCCCTTTGAAATCCTGCTCGTTGCGCTCATCATCTTTGGAATTGTTTTCGTCGGTAAGTTGCCGCCCAATGTATCCAAGTTTGCTGATACAACTCTTGGGAGACTCCTCCTCGTGGGAGGCACGTTCCTTGCTGTACAGAAATACGGCTGGGCGATTGGCTTCATCTTTGCGCTCTTTGCCGCTCTTCTGATTGGTGCCGGACACAATAAGACAAAGGAGGGCTTCAATGCTGATACGCGCATTGTCACTGGTGAAAAGAAGTGGTTCATTGAGCGCGTTCTAGGCGAGAACCCGACACTCATTCAAGAAGAAAACGTGTCTACACAGGCAATTAATTGATTCACGTGTACAAAATACCTCTGTTTCCCCATAGTAGAAGAGTTAAATGGACATGCAAAAAATAGACAAACTGCTTTTTATTGCGGTTACGGCGATCTTCTTCATCTGGAATGTGTTTGAAGGTGCGATCTTCGAATCACCCTACAGCATAGGTCTTGTAAAACTCTACACGCACCCCATGTGGCGTCTCGCACTTGTCTTACTCTTCTTTCTCGCGGCGTCCTGGAGTCCCTATGTAGCCTCCATGGTTGGCTTTGCTATTTTCTTCTATTTTGAAGATCTCCATAAACTAACTCAAACCTGGATAGAGTAATGGCGTCTATGCCTCCGGTTCTAGCTGCCGCAGCACCCTTAAATCCGCTGGAAGGGCTCATTGTGGGCATCAACACAAATCCTTATTTCATTGGGCTTATGATGTTGCTCTTGAATTTGGGTGGACGATTTCTCGGTATGGAAATCTCAAAAGAACAAGAAAAATTCTTCCAACAGCCATGGGTTCGTCGTGCCCTCATCTTTACCGTCCTGTTTGTTGCCACGCGCAATGTAATCGTGGCGTTTATCATGACCATCTTTGTTGTTCTCATTATGACCGTTCTCTTGAACGAGAATAGTGCCTTCTATCTGGGAATGCCTGTTCAACCAGCCGAGGTGCCAAAGGAGGGTCAAATCGGTTTATCGCCCGAGGAACAGGATATCCTGAGAAAACTCATGGAGAAGCAGGCTCGCGTTTCACCGAAGGCGAGTGAATCCTACAAGGACAAAAAAGATGGATTTACAGCAGAAATTATTTACATGCAGAACCTGCAAAGGATAAATTCTTAAGAGCGCTTTCTGGTATTTCTTCGATTTCCGCCCTTTCCTGCGAAGGGAGGAAACCCAAGTCCAGCACGAACCAGATTCATCAGATCAATTACATCCGCGTCCGTCATTGAACCTATCTTAACACCCTTCCCAAAAAAGTCGACATCTCCTCTGAGAGCAGCCTTTCGCATTTTTGTACCTGACATTTTCGTCGGATCATTGGATGTTTCATTTTCAAGATTTCGCTCACCTGCAGAGACAACTGTAACCGAATCGTTGGCTCGGCTGAATGATTTACTGAAACTTTCAACGCGATCACTACCGACGACCATAATGACTTTTGTATAGCCAGCATCAAAGAGTTTTTGAAACACGGAAGGAACATTTCTACAGTCTGACTTCGTTGTATTGATAAAACGAATGTCTCTTTCATCGCTTGGGTACATTTTATTCAAATAGATCATTTTTACATCAACTGTGAGTGGATTCTCATTATTACCAGTTGATTTAAAATTTCCTGTTCTCTTCATGTTTCGTGTAATTGCTTGTACATTTCTATGTCCAGCGCTATTTAGTTTACTTGAAACGAAAATATATCCATCACCGCCATTCTCTGTCGCTATTCTTGATACAGCATCAATGAGTAATTTATGACCACTTGTCGGGGGTTGAAAACGTCCAAATGTGAAGACAGCAATTGGACCTTTTTGTACATCTACCGAATTATTTACGCTCATCCTACTTATCTTACACATTTATCGCCAATGTGTTGCCGACAGGCTGTCTACGACGACGCCCGCGCCCACCACCGCGCGTCGATTCCGTCGTGCTGCCGAGGTCACCACTGTGTACACTCTCCATCTCAGCCGCGATCTGGACTGCGGGCTGGTTCATGGCGGGCGGAAGACCCATGCTCATCGGCGGCGGCTCAAAACCACCGACCGCCTCAGCGCGACGCACCTCCTCAAATGTCTTCAAGATATCGTCCACGCCACTCGGTCCCCTCATTTCACGACGAGCTGTGCGCGGCGGCTCAGCGGCTGCCATATTCTGCGGGGACAAAGGCTGCGGGGTCGCTGCGCCCTGCTGCCTGGAGCTACCGAAGAAGGCGCCCGTCGGCTGCTGCTGCTGAGCAGGAGGCGCTAGACCAGAAGGACCAGGTTGCGGTGGTGCACCCATCGCCATGCCCATGAAGTTACCGAAGCCAGGACCCGCCTCCGTTGCCGCCGCAGCAGCGAACTGGCGCGCGAGATCAGGGTTGTTCTTCAAGACATTGTCCATACCCTGTCCAAGACGCTGACGCATGAACGTATTGCTGACGTGACACATGAAACCGGATCCAGCGAGCGCCATGACAAGACGCGCCTCAGCCGGCATCTTACCACGGTCCTTGTATTTGTCATAGAGCTCCTCAAAGATCTCATCGAAATCCTCTACATTCTCATGTACAGACTCGGACCAGCCCTCCAAATTGAGATCAAACGGATCAAAGCGGTTGTTCATCCACTCCATGCCTGTCACGACACCCATGAGCGCCTGGCGTTGGAAGCGCAGAGAGCTCTCCAGATTGCGCGCATCCACGAGGCGATTAAACTCCTGCTTGATCTCATCGAGGTTATTGTCCATTGTAAAACGCTTTGATACGGGAAATCCCTTTTGCTCCAAGCGCTGGAGCTTGTTCAAGTACTCGATCTTCTCCTTCTTCTCCTCCTCGGGATTGCGGTGAACCTGCGCAGGTGTCAGATTCACAGAGGGACCTGACGCTGACTGTGAATTACTGTAGAGACCCTGATCACGATTAATCTGTACAGCAGGTCCAGAGCCAACACCACCTACATCAAGTGTAATCGTATCCAAGTTCTCCAGGGGAGCCAGCTCAATATCAGACATCGGTGAGCTCTCCATCGGAACCTGGATCTGCTGCGGAGGATTGTAGGATGAACCGCCGCCGCCATTTGTAGAGCCCTCTCTAGCACCAATTGAAATCTTCGACTGATTCGCCAACATGTTTAAACCTAGCACGTCGGAGTTGTCCGTTATATCTATTACATTACCTACATCGCTGCTTAGGTTGAAATCCGGACCGCCGAAACTCCGAGAGACATCCTCCATTTCCTGAATCGTTACGCTACGACCAGCCATGCTTCTCTTCTTCGTTTTTCAAAGTTCTTTTAAATGAGAACATTACGCGTTACGTAGTTTTCCTCGTATTTGCCCGTTTCCTTCAATGATGAAAAAAGATAAGTCGGAGCGTATGATTTTCTGATTCTTACGTGATAAATGGACTGCCAGACATGCCTCGCCTTCAGGTGTCTGATTCTCGGTAACCCATGTAACAAATGTGTCACAATACGTATTCATACAATCGGGTGTTCCGTATGCGAGCCAATCACATACATGTTTATCGTCGCCATCGTTCCACGGTCCGTCGCAATTGTAAGTCATGGTTGATCTAGGAATGACTAGAAACGAGGACTGCGTCGGTAAATCTTTTAAGAGAGGTTCATTTACAATACAATCGGTTCTATACCGAATCACGAGGTCGTACTTGCTGCCCGTTTTTGTTTCATGTAGCTTTCGTAAATGATTCGCCATGAAAATAGAATAGTACATGTGTACAAAACGATTTTTATCTTTCAATACGGAAACTTCATCGGGTTCTTGAAATAGGTAGGAGGTCGGCTTGAATAGAGTGACACCATCCTGGTTGGAAAAGACCGCCATTGTCTTGTGCCAATCGCCACGTCCTTCGAAGGGATATGTACCGAGCGATGTCTCAGTGCGCTTCCAGCAATGTACAAAGATATCAACGGCGTAGCCTTTCTTTTGTAGATCCTGTAGCATATTCTTTTCAAATGACTCTTTCGTAAGATGAAGGCAGCGAAATTCCCCAGAAATTTGTATCGCGGCTTTTAGCATTTTCTAAAGTCCCCCGATAAAGAAGGCTGATGAGTTTTAGCGCAGCTGGGATCTTGTTTCAATATGACACTAAATTCCTGAGCGGATGGAATCCTTCTTTGGGTGCGTGGAGTGGATTTGGGGGAAAACGACGGGGAACTGAGACATCCATTCAAACAGCAGTCCGCGAAGTTGTAGAAGAGCTTTTTCAAGTGAATCCTGATATCGATGACATCGATTTTTTAGAAGAGTTATTAAGTCCATTTGATTTCGAGCAAAATGGCGATTACGTTGTGTTTTTTATGAATGTGTCAAGTTTATTTCAGATATCCGTTTTTTTAGAAAAAAAAGGATATCGGAGCCCACTCTATAGTTCATTTCCTACCAATGTTGTTGATATTATCGAGACGCGTATTCTTCCCGAGGGGAATACGTATGAAGTTACTCATCTTTGTTTTTTGGACGCAAGCTTTTCTAGCGGACCGATCGATAAGTATTTTAAATCCGATTTGCTCTTATGTTAAGATTGAATAAATGGAATTTCACTGAATGAATAAATATAATCATGAAACAGCTGTTTTACAAAGAAAAAAGAGATTTGGTCTTGAATACCACATTCTTGTATATGTTGATACCAAGTAGTATTAAGTTCTTTTATTTTCTCATGTTTCATATTTCGTATTAAAAATCCACACATACAATGATAGTCTGTTATATCAGCCAATCCTTTATTTGTTTGATTCGTTATATAATTTATATATTTTGAAGTTTCTAATCTATATCTTTCTTGCCACATACTTTGATGATATTCATCCCAAACACTTATTTTATCTTTTTTTAAAAAGTGATGTTTTCGTAATAAAAGGGCATAGTTTTTCTCTATAAAATATGTTTTAATATAGTCTTCTACAAATGTTTCATTCACTTTTTCTAGTTTACTATCTAAAAAACATAAATATGAATAATCCTGTAGTTCTTTATATTCGTGTGGTGATGTTTTTATATGTTTTCCTGCCATACAACTTTCAATAAAATCATCAGTTGTAGGCTTATCATCGTAGATAGCGATCCAGTTTGTATCTTTTAATTTTAACATCATTAAATTATTATTTGTATAGTAATAACAATTATACTTTAATGAAGGTAATTTTGGTATTTGAAATGCACTGTTTGTATCACTGCCATAAAAGCATGTATAAAATGCTAAATCTATTCTTTTTTCTAAGTAAAAAATATGTTCAATGTTATAACCTGTAGATGTCTTTACAGATTCTAATTTGAATTTTATATTATACGATGTAAATATCTTAATTAATTCATCTTTATTAAACGATAAATCAGGAACATCGACTCCATGTTGTAAATTATGCGCTATTTCTTTTGTCTCATTTTCGCTAAAAGGTGTGAATAAAATTAAACACATCTTTTTATTAAAAGATTTACATGCATTATGTAATATATTTTCCCATTCATAATTATGTTCTAATATATGCCTCATAAATATCCCATCAACTTTTGAAGTATATTGAGTCAAATCTGCTTTAATATCTGAGAATGGTGTTATTGAACCATCAATACCAATGTACTTATCAGAATTTTCTCTACTAAAAAACCGTTTAAATCCACCTGTTCCGCATCCCCAATCTTCAATATTAGTACAATCCTTCAAAAAATCATATCCTAATTGATAAGTGACTGTATCGCTATAACGAAATGAACCAATATCTTCTTTTTTTAAATCTTTATACCAGCTATTCCATTTGTCCATTCTGTACTTGTAAATAGATAAATAAGAATATAAATTAACGCGTTCTTCACGTTAGGGCATTAATACACATACAAAATGCGTCTGTTAAGTCGTTCTGTTTTGTATGTTTTTCGAGAAATGCCTTCCAGGTTGCTGCGTCCTTTACCGTGGTCCCTGTAAGAAGTTGTTTCGCGGCTGCTTCGGAGCCCTGCTTACGCTCCTTGTAGCCTGCGTCGCCTGCTTGTACACCCTTCACTTTGACTCCTGCGTGAATCAGTCTGAGTTGCGGTATCGGTTGTAAGAGATCACGCAAGCTGGCAAACAAGAGAATCTGTACAGATTTCATAGTTGGATTTTTGAGAACGGGCTGGTTTTCTAGATGAATTGCGCCCGCCTGTGAAAAGAGCGCCTTCCTCTCCAAAATCATCTTTCGTATTCCATCATGTAAAACAGATAATTCATTGTCGACAGCTTTCTTGACTTTCTTGACCTCGACGGGCATTGAAAAAATAGTTGCTAGCTTCTTCGTGGCATCGTCCTTGGATTTCGGTGCGGCGAGACCACGCTGCGCAAAGAGAACCTTGAGTTCCTTCATAGCGGGGATTTTTTTGAGAGCAGTTCCACTGAGATCGCGGAATGCGGGGAATTCTGTTGGACAATGACGACCACATGATAAGGTCTCATTTGCTGAGTGCGTCGCTTTGGAAGAGCATTTGTGACATGTCACCTTGGCAGCTGGAGGACCATCTGACAAGATATTTACATTTTCCCAGCCGATGATTTGATATTGGGATCCACTTATATCTGTATTGCGTCTCATAAGACACCATGCGAGATTCTTGATTCCAATATCAAATGATAAGATTGTTAGTTCAGGCATCTGTTCTGTAGTGAGTTGTGTATTTAGATTGAAGTTCCGAGCTCTTTTTCTAAAAGATCCCAGAATTCTTCTTGAGACATTTCTGCAGTATTGCTATTTGAATTGAATGAATGACCTCGTTCAACCATTGTTCTTGTATTTGGATAGTGTTCTGCGAGCCGTTGTGCCCTTACAGTTCTGGGCGTTTTCGGTGTTTTCGGTGTTTTCGGCGTTTTCGGTTGAGGAGACATAGGTGAAAGAGACATAGATGAAAGAGATCTGGGTGAAAGAATCATAGGTGAAGGCGGCGGCGCCCGCGGCGTTTTACGCGTGTTTTTGTTCTTGTTTTTTTTTTTGTTGTTGTTTTTGTTTTTTGCAGAAGCATGAATACGAAGTTTTCGTGCTTTTGAATCCATTTACATAGTTATTAGAATTTATACAGGACTCGGAACAGGACCATTACCAAGAGGACGGTATGTCTGTCCTCTTACTGTGTTACGACCACCTTCAAAGTGCGTGGTTAGAGCCGTCTTCGGGGCGGGCGGTGGTGACAATGTCGGAAAGCTGAAGGTACCAAAGAGTTCAGGTGCCTTATCCATGCGTTCAACACCAATGCCACCAGCTGCGACTTCTGAAAATTCGCAACCCATGGGCACACATTTGACAGCCATTTCTGCGCGCGGAACAACTGAATTGTCAGTTCCATAGATGGCGCCCGTATAGGTAGCTTGTCTCTTTCTTGACACCTCAATAATAGAATCAGCCTCGTGTACCATCCAGTTCTTTGTAGCATATTGGGCTCCAGCAGGAACATTTTGACTGCACCGCGGTCTATAATCTGTGATCATGCGACCGTCCTCAGCTTTTGCGGCGGCATAGCCAGGGAAACGAGTATCTTGTGTCGGAAGAGACAAGCGGTTAGTCGGCTGAATTCTCGGTTCCGCATGCTGTGACTTCGCGTAATAATTCGGATCTGTTGTTTTGCGAAAGAACTTGCTGTCCATTTACACTATTCAAAGAATATTACTCAATGAGTTCGGCGCCATCCATTGCGGACAGGGCTGACTCACTTCCAGGCTCTGGTACTAGAGGTGCCGCAAGAGGCGCAGGCACAGTCGCCGCAACAGAAGACGATGCGGCAGTGTTCTTCTTTAGCACATCAATCATCTCCTTGCGTCCAGCACCCTTCGGAAGGGTTATTCCACGCTGCTTCAAGGCTTCCTGGAGCTCCTTCTTCGTGAGTGCCTCATAGTTCGCTTCCATCTTAGTGGAAGCGGCAGGGACCGTAGGCTCGACGGGCGCATTCTGGAGGACTGATTTGTAGAAGTCCTCCTCCTTGATCTCCTCGACCTCCTGCTCCTGGAGCGGCTGCGCCTCAGATACAGCCTCTACATGCTCAGTCTGATCCTCCTGCTCTGAGAACATGTGCGAAGAAGACGCCGCTGAACCCATCATCATTAGAGTATTCTCCGTCGCCATCTTCAAATCCAGTAAAATATTCTCCGTTAAACTGATTCTCTTTTCAACCTGGAGCAGACGTGTGTACAAGTAAAAGAAAAGTGAGCCGAGCACAACCGCGAGTACGATGCCCATGGTCAGTGTGTCACTTAGGGTAGCCATTCTCCTTTCCTCTCAGGTTTTCCGGGAACGGGGGAATCCGCATTTCTCAAAAACCAAATCCACGCTGCTCACTTTACAAATTCCTTGCTGTACTGTGTAATCGAAGTGAAGTGATCCATCCTCCATTTTTTTAGCTGGAACACAAAGTCTGAGTACATGAGTTGGTGCCGACTCCGCCAGAGAAAACACGTGTGTACTGATCATGCTCGTAAGATTTCTCTTTGTCCAGAGGGACTCTAAGAAAAGATCTGCCGTTCTCTCTCCATCTGGAGGGTTCGTACTGTGAAACAGTTCGTCAAAAATGAGGAATCCACGACCGCCTTTCTTTAGTGTCTGCGCGGCGAACTGGACTTCCCTCTCGAACAACGATAAGAGACCAGGAGTATCTTCAAGACGTAGACCACTCGCGATCCACTCAAAGGGATCGAGCGATGCCACAGAATCACTGCCGCCAAAAAAGAGTCCAAACTTTTGTGCCATGAGGATATTCAATAACAAACTCCGCATGAAAGAGGATTTACCCCCACCGTTCGGTCCAGTTAAGATACAATGTTGCTTTCCATCTTTCAAATACACAGAGAACGGAACAGAGTCAGCCTGGAAAGGATTCGCCGCTTCTTTAAAAAGAACGGCGCCCTTCTTATTCCATGACACTAAACGTAATGACTCGCAATTGGCTAGACGATAGAGAACCTCCTTTTCACCAATATTCTGGAACGCAATACGAAGACGAAAAGGCAGATCCCAACACTCAGCAAAAGAGCGTAGTATATCTTTCTCATCAAGATCAGCGAGTGGATTCTTCTCAGGTTGCCCTGGATATAAGGTATTCAATGCACTTTTCAATTGGAGAACAGCACGCCCCTTCTCTTGAAGATCACCGTCTATCTTACGAATGTGAAAAGCATTCTGAACAGGTTGGTACATAGATTGTCCAATCGAAATAAAGCTCACGAGGAGTTGTACAATTTGTTTCATATCCATTTTTTGGTTTACACCGATAGCTTGAAAAAATATTTTAAGATAAGCATCAAATGATATATCAAACTTGTACACATGACGCATAGTTATATACGGTCCAAAGAAGAAGAGAAATGGCATACAAATTGCGAGAATAGGCATTACATACTGTTTCCACATGCTGATGAAAAAAATACAGAAGGGGATTGTATTTAGAATCGCCAGTGGCGCCCACCCTGAGAAGAGAATTTGTTCCACGGATTCTTTATCAAGAGACGTGGGATCAAGAACATCTTTGAGTGTCACTTCAGATTGTTTTACAAGTTCAAATACAGCCGCATTTGTTGCGTGAGAACGCTCAGCTTGAATTGACTGTTGTTTTCTTTTCAGAATATTGATATCGTGCGAGAGTGGTGTCTCAAGGTCATGTAAGAATTGGCGTTTCCCACACTCAGTTTGAAATTCAAGAGTTTCTACAAGCTCTGCTGCTCTTGAATCTTTAATGAGTGTCGTTAATGTACTCATGTTTATATAAGGAAGTAAAATGAAAACAAAATTTGAAACGCGGCGACTGCTTCATATAAACATCAACTTAAAAAAAATGTCTGATAGTTTACATATGAGTTCTTCGGAGGTCTCGCTGGTAGCTGCTGTTCTTGGCTTAAGGAGCAAGGCAAGAACAGCACAACCCAGTCTTCAAGAGAAGATCCGGAATTTGAAGGGGGTTCTTGATCTGAATTCGGTACTTGTCCCGGATTGGCGCAAGGGATATGGACCGGGTGGTCATGGCGGGGGTGCTGGACATGGCGGTGGTCATGGTGGTGGACATGGCGGGGGTCATGGCGGTGGTCATAACGGTGGACATGGTGGCGGTCATAACGGTAATAATGATCTTCATATGATTCCAAATGTTGGTCATGCGACTGGTGGCGCATATCATAATAAGTTTCGCAGGCAGCAGGGTCCCGATCCTCGTTACAGGGGTCCTCCTACAAACAATCAATATCACAGGAACACCAGTCAAGTAGTTGACCCATCAGCTGGTCCTCCCCCGCCGCGGCTCCCTCCTATTCGCTATCAGAGTCGGTTCAAGAACTCAGCCGCCGACATTGAGGAGAAGATTCTTAATCGCATCATTCGTCTCAAGCTGAACAAGTTTGGACAGTCAACCTACAATGAAATTCGTGAATTCCTCTTTCAGATTCTCGGTGATGACAAAAACGAGAAGGTCGGTGAATTTGTACGTGACTTTATGATGATGGTCTTCTCAAAGGCAGCAGCAGAGGAGATCTACTGTCCACTCTATGCACAGCTTCTTTCAGAGATTGGTAAGAAATATACAATTATCTTCGTCGAGATGGAGATCCTCCTTCGAAATTACATGGAGATCTTCGAGGACATTGATTCAACAAAGACATCCAATACAAAAGAATCGTACGAAAAGGAGACACTGGAGAAGAAATACAGACACGGATATAGTCAATTTCTAGCAGAACTCACTGCGCTTGAGATCCTTCCGGCTGAGAGCCTCACCATGATCTTCAAGACTCTCTTTGAACTCATCGATAAATACGGCAGAATTGATGAGAAACGCGCGCTCATTGAGGAATATGTAGATTGTATGCTGCGTATGTCTAGGGTTCTAAAGTCGCCCTCCTCGCAATTCTTTGCGACAATTCGCAAGAAGATCTTTTCGGAGAACCGCGGACTCTTAGATACGCTCATTCATTTGCGAGACAAGACCTACCCGAGTCTCTCTTCAAAGGCTCGCTTTCTCTTAATGGATATTCACGACATTCTTGTAATTTAAATCTCGGCGTACACTAGAATGGCTCGTGGAACTCGTCGTGGACTCCGTGTTTTTTCAGGATTATTTTCACCGATCTCACACATCTTACGCGCGGGAAAGAAGTCAGTAGGCGCGGTTACTAATGCCGCGAAGGGAGTTGTTGGAAAGGGTATCAATGGCGTTGAGCGCTTGGGTCGTGGTGTGACGAGCGAGATGAATGCCGCCGTTGGCAATCTCGGACGTCGCTTGACACGCAAGAGCCGCAAGGGTGGTCGTCGCAGCACGCGCCGCAATCGCAAGGGTACACGTCGCAATCGCAAGCACTGAGCGTAAAAATTGAGCGGGCGAGCGCGGGGGCGGATAATTACGGAATTGTTGACTAAATGAAATCAGATAAGAAGATTAGAATGGCAAAAACTCGCAGCGGCGGCGGAAATGCCAAGAAGGATTCCAGCGACACGAACGATAAGTCTTCCGGTCGCAGGCAACCTACTAAACAGTCCTTGAAGCGTAATGCGCCTCAGGACGATGACGATAGTGTAGACAGCAAAGGCAATATTCGTGGACTAATTGTGTCAGATGAGTCAGAGTCGGAGTTCGTTTCTGAGACCGATTCTGAGGAGGATGATATTGTTCTTGCGAAGAAGATTAAGGAGCGCGCAAAGAAGCGGTCTTTGCGTAATCATAGGTCACTCAAGAAGAAGTTCGCTCCCAAGAAGTCCAAGAAGGTTGTGGAGGAGAGTGAAGAAGAGGATGAGGACGAGGAGGAAGAGGAGGAGGTCCCGAAGAAAAAGAAGAACAAGTTGATTCGGCGGAAGAAGGTTGTTGAGGAGAGTGAGGAGGAAGATGAAGAGGAAGAGGAGGAAGAAGAGGATGCAAGCGAAGCAGACGATGAGGACGATGAGGAAGATGAGGATTATGATGAGGATGAGGATGATATCCAGATGAATGGTCTCCAGATCAGCATCGGTGGATTCGGCGACGATTTTGCCGAACGCATGGTGCCCAAGCGTCACAACATGAAGAAGGAGTCAAAGGAGGTCAAGAAGTTTGTAGAGCTCATCAGCAAGCCCTATGAAGAGAACACCATTGATGATCAGATTGATCAGTTTAAGGGTCTTAGTGCGGAGAAGCAGAGTCGCATCATTGAGACACTTGAGCGCAAGCCGACAACGCCTGAGGAGTCTCTGATGTTCAAGATTCTCTCTATGAAGCTTCCGGCTGAGACGCAGACGATGGTTCTCAGTAAGTACCACAGTCTTCAGTCACTTGATGGAAGCAGTGGCGAATACTTCAAGCTTCGGAATTGGCTAGAGAAGCTGACGAGCATCCCCTTCGGCTTGTATAAGGAGATCCCGATCAAGGTTGAGGATGGTCAGGAGACCTGCGGCGCATTCATGCAGAAGGCTCGCAGGTATCTGGAGGAAGCCATCTACGGTCAGGAGGAGGCGAAGATGCAGATCCTTCAATTCATCGCCACGAAGATCGCGAATCCGGGTGGTCGTGGTCTCTCGCTTCTTCTCAGCGGTCCGCCTGGCATTGGTAAGACGAGTCTAATCAAGAACGGAATTGCGAAAGCGCTCGGTTGGCCCTTCCAGTTCATCAGCCTCGGTGGTGACTCTGATGCCACAACCTACACGGGTCACCAGCTCGTCTACGAGAGCAGTCATTGCGGTAAGATTGTTAACAGCGTCGTTGCCGCGAAGAGCATGAGCATGGTTCTCATGTTTGACGAGTTGGACAAGATTAGCGCGACTCCGAAGGGCGAGGAGGTACAGAATCTTCTGATCCACCTTACGGATCCTGTCCAGAACGAGGACTTTGAGGACAAGTATTTGTCGGGTGTACCCATTGATCTCAGCAAGGTGATGTTCGTCTTCAGTGCGAACGACCTGAATAAGATTGACAAGGTTCTTCTTGATCGTATGACGGTGGTTGAGCTGGAGGGTTATAATCCGAAAGAGAAGTTGGCAATCACGGAGAACTTCCTTCTTCCTGCTGCACTCAAGGAGGTCAATCTCAATGAGAAGGTCGGCATCAGTAAGGAGATTCTTGAGCATGTCATCAGGGAGCACGCTGGTGATGAGAAGGGCGTGAGACAGCTAAAGCGGTGTATTGAGCAGATTACCCAGAAGGTCAATATGCTCCGCATGTTTAACACGAAGGAACTGCCGTTTCACATTCCCAACTTCAATCTGCCGTTTGTTCTGAAGAAGGAGCACGTGGACTTATTCTTGAAGAAGAAGAAGCCGATTGATCAGAGCATAGCACATTTGTACACGTAAATTAAATAAATATATATTAGAGTATGAGCGATTTTTGTAGACCAATACCGCAATCGTTCTGGCAAGAATCATTAGTTGGTCCTAAAGCAAATTTTGAATTAAAATTACAAATATATCATAATGGTAAAGCTGAAGGCAATATAGAAACAATTTCATTACCCTGTTTATATAATTACAACCAAAAAAAATGGAACTACGATGATATTGGTATAAGGGAATTAAAAGAAAAATTATATGAAAGAGGTGTCTTTGGTAATGTTCCTTTTAATTTGATAGTACTTTTTTTTTGTGGTAAGGCATTGATGGAGTATGATGTTAATAGTAAACTTAATGACACAAAATTAAGCAAAATTGGATTTTTAGATAATTTAAGTCAAACTTATCCTTTAGAATACAAGATTTTTTCCTCTGACGCTGATGTTAAAAGAGTATTTGAGTTTAACTGTGGATCTGACGTTCCAAATGCAAACGGTCGTTTACCACCCAGACATAGACCATACAGATATTTAAAATCAATGGGAGAAAAATGTTTAAATGGAACGATAATTTACGCTCATGAAACCAATACATCATACTGTAAGAAATTATTCAACAAAAGGCAAGCTGCGCCTTTACCCGCACCAGTAGCGCCAATAATAAGGAATTCAAATAAGGCAGAGCAAGAGTTGAATAATATTAACAATCTAATGGCAAGAATAAGAAATCAACAAGCCAAACTTAATCGCTTTATTCAAGCACAGCCCGCTGGACAAGTGGCTGGAAAAAGAAAAACAAAGAGATCAAACAGAAAAAATCGCAAAACAATGCGTAATCAATACTGTTGATACTTAAAACCATAAAACCATAAAAAAGAAGCAAGATGACTCTTTTTTGTGGAGCGGTCACGCGTAATTTAGAAAGATCCTTTCCGGTTTTTAAACAACTTATGTATTCTCTTTTTGATTCGTTGCCCGAGTTACAACTTTTCATTTACGAAAACAATAGTTCGGACAACACTAAGAAACTTCTAGAGGACTGGGCAACCATAGATAAACGCGTTCATGTAAAATGCGAGGACTTTTCCAAAGAGTTTCTCTTGGAACAGGGATATGCACGAACCTATGATAATTTACCTTGTCGGATGGAAGCCATTTCTGCGGCTCGGAACAAACTTATGGAATGGATGGAGTCTTGGGGAATGGGTGTCGGGGAAGAGGATTTGACCATCTTCATTGATCCGGACATCCCCACAACGTTTCCTGTAGATTGCCTCGTGTCTCTTTGTAAATCATTTCCTGCTGGCGCACATGCGTTCTTTGCTAACGGACTCTCTGGAGGAACAATGAAATACTATGATGCGTATGCCTATCGGGATACACAACATCCATTTGGTGCTGAGCTGCTGGGTGAAGAGATCTTTGAATTCAAGTACAAGAGTGTTATAGTACAAATTCCTTTCGATGCGCAGCCGATACCTGTGTTGAGCGCATTCGGTGGACTCGGAATCTACAAAAGTAGTTGTATACGCGGGTTGCGATACAGCGCTGGTCCCACGCAGGATCTACACACTCTGAATCTAAGGATTATGAAAGAGAATCCCGATCACCCCTATGTAAAGAAAGTGAAGGCAAAGCCGACAACACACATACAGGGTGTGTCACAAGGCATCTATTTTTTTGATAAGGAACTCTTCTACAGAAGTTGCTCTGGCTACAATTTCCCCGTTTTGTGCGAGCACGTTCCGTTTCACGCGTCTATGATTGCGCGTGGCTACGATAAACTGTTTGTTCTGCCACCACTCATTTATGTCTCCGACCATTAAGCCCGTAAAATGTAGTTGCGTGTTACTGGCAGAAGTGTAACTGCTAGAATGAAAAACGCAAGTGCAGTAAGAAAATCAAACTGACTCTTAGGAATAATATCACCGTACACAGTTTGAACTTGGTTTGATACGAATAATGTGAGGATGCTGAGAACAAGAATTAAATAAACGGCATTTGTTCTTGAAATCATGTGTCTTTTATCTGAGCTTATATTTTTAAATGATAAGAGTAGATGAGTACTGTTGTCATTTATCCGTCACTGCCTGAAATCTTACAAAATACAGTAAATCAAATGGAGACGAAGCCTATTGGTTTACGTCTTTTATCACTGAGTTTTTTCATTATTCATGTATTGATTGTTAGTGTGTATGCGTACGCGATTCTCTTTTCAACGAATCCTTACACATTACTTTTAGTGACGATTGGCATTTTTATTCTGCTAGAACTCTGTAATTATGTACAAGGATGTATTTTTACTGGTTACGAGTCAATCAATGGTGATATTTTACCTTCGTTTAGTCAGGTCGTATGTGCAATTTTTGAACCCGTTGAAAAATGTGGCAAGACGGCAAAATATGAAACCTTTATTTTGTCGGCTGGAGTCATCTTGGGTTTTCTCAAGATTTTTGTTCTATTTTTACAGAATGAGATGTCAGGCAAGAAGTTTCGTCTGAGTTTGAAGTAATTTAGTTGCGCCTTGTCTTGCGCCTTGACTTTTTATTTCGTTTGCCACCAGCTTGATTTGCTAATAGTTCTTTTCTTTCTTTTTCTTTTATTAATAATTGTCTTTGAGCATCTCTCATAAGTTTTTCATACTTTTCCATTTCATGTACATTATATTGCTCCCTCTTCGCCAATGTATTGTACAAATTAACTAATCCTTTTAAATTTTTTATTTCTTCATCCATAGACTTGATTTTTAAATTCTTTTTTTTTCTTGTTTCTCCTTTCAAATTAGCAATATTGGCATTTATCTTATTTAAACGCGCCATAATCGCCGTAATATTATTTGAACTCATCTACTTAAGTGTTTGAAATAATTTCAGAAAGAAAAATATAATAACGCCGTTTTTGATTTTATCATTTTCGTCGCTATTTACTTCTGTCTTTAGAGTTCCGAACAGAATATCAATGTAGGGCGGTCCGTAGTTATAGTCGATGTCGGTATGGTGAATTCTATGTTCTTTGGAATCACCAAGAGATAAGTTGAGAACATGTACAGATGAGTACCAGAGCCCAATGAATAGAATGAGTGTATTACTCAAGATATCAAGTTTGAGTAAGTACTGCGCAGCCATTAAAAGAAGAAACCATGAAAAATCGCATAAGAATTCACAGGCGAGTTCGACGGGTCTAGGGAGCCCAAGTTTTTTATTATGGTGTGAATACATGTGATAATTCACAAAGATGCTTGGCATGTTATGCGAGAGTCGATGGATTCCATAGACATAGAAGTTCAGAAAAGTTAATTGAAGTCCAATTGAGAGAAGACCGTATTTGGGATATACGAGGAAAATAG